TGAAGCAGCCTTTATTGATAACATTCAAGAAACGTTTACAGCAGCACAACAAACCTTAGCAACAGGTGGACAGTGTATGGCATTATCAACTCCTAACGGAATTGGTAACTGGTTCCATCAAACATGGGAAAAAGCAGAAAGCGCAGAAAATAGCTTTGTTCCTATTAAATTACCATGGACAGTACATCCAGAAAGAAACCAAGAATGGAGAGAACAACAAGACTCAGACCTTGGTCCTAGAATGGCTGGACAGGAATGTGATTGTGACTTCTTAGCTTCTGGAGATACTGTATTCGAACCAGATGACATGATGTTTTATGAACAAACATACTTAAAGGATCCTTTAGAGAGGAGAGGTGTTGACGGTAATTTATGGATTTGGGAAGGAGTTGATTACACTAAATCATATATGGTTGTAGCAGATGTAGCTCGAGGAGACTCTGCAGATTATTCTGCATTCCACGTATTTGATGTAGAAACCTGTACTCAAGTTGGTGAATACAAAGGTAAGTTATCTCCTAAAGATTTTGGAAATGTACTAGTAGGAATAGCAACAGAATACAATCAGGCATTATTAGTAGTAGAAAACGCAAACATTGGTTGGGCTACGATAGAACAGATAATGGAACGTCAATATACAAATCTATACTATAGTACTACATCTCAAATGGAAACTGTAGAATCATATATGAGCAAATTTGAAAGAGATAAACTAGTTCCAGGCTTTACTATGTCTGTTAGAACTAGACCTTTAGTAATTGCTAAGATGATTGAATACATAAGAGAAAGAGGTGTTACCATACAGTCTAAGAGGTTATTAGGAGAGATGAGAGTATTTGTATGGAAGAATGGAAAACCTCAAGCACAGATTAATTACAACGATGATTTACTTATTTCAGCAGCAACAGCACTATATGTTAGAGATACTGCTCTAAGACTAAGACAGCAAGGTATGGACCTAGCACGAGCACAGTTATCATCTTTTAGTAACCTTAACTCAAGAAACAAAGCAATCATAAATACAGTTGGAAACCAGCAAAATAATCCGTATATTGTAGATAACGGACGTACTCAAGAAGATATTTCCTGGTTATTAAAATAGACTATTTATATAAAAACACAAATTAATGGCAGATAAATCGCTATTTGGACGTTTACAACGGCTCTTCTCTACAGATGTAGTAATTCGAAATGTTGGAGGAACACAGCTAAAAGTTGTAGACACAAATAATATACAGACCACAGGTAAGTACCAGACCAATTCTCTTATGGATAGGTTTACTAGGTTATATACCTATAATAAAGCAAATATATTTAACCCTAATTTAAACTATCAGACGTTAAGGGTACAGTTATATTCTGATTATGAGGCTATGGATACTGATCCAATTATAGCATCTGCACTTGATATTATTGCTGATGAAGCAACAGTAAAGAATGATCAAAACGAAATACTAGGTATTAAATCTACAGACGAAAATATACAGAGAGTTCTTTATAACTTATTTTATGATGTATTAAATATAGAGTTTAACCTTTGGTCATGGACTAGAAATATGGTTAAATATGGAGACTTCTTTTTGAAATTAGAAATAGCAGAAAAGTATGGAGTCTATAATGTACTACCTTATACTGTATATCATATCGCTCGACACGAAGGACATGACCCAGATAATCCTCAGAAAGTAGAATTTGAATTAGATCCAGACGGTATAACTGCTTCTACAGATACTTCTTATGCACCCGGTAAGCATAAGACTAAAAACGTAAAAATAGACAATTACGAAATGGCTCACTTCAGATTAATATCTGATACACATTACTTACCTTACGGTAGATCTTATTTAGAGCCAGCTAGAAAAATATTTAAACAAACATCTCTAATGGAAGATGCAATGTTGATTCATAGAATCATGAGAGCACCGGAAAAGAGAATGTTCTATATTAACGTAGGTTCTATTCCTCCTAATGAAGTTGAGCAGTTTATGCAAAAGACTATTAATGGAATGAAAAAAACTCCTTATGTTGATCCACAAACCGGTCAATATAATTTGAAGTTTAATATGCAAAATATGATGGAAGATTTTTATCTTCCTGTAAGAGGTGGAGATACTGCTACTAAAATAGAAACTACCAAAGGTTTAGAGTACGATGGTACAAACGATGTACAGTACCTACAATCTAAATTATTTGCAGCATTAAAAATACCTAAAGCATACTTTGGATACGAAGGTGATTTATCAGGAAAAGCTACTTTAGCAGCAGAAGATATTAGATTTGCTAGGACAGTAGAACGTATACAAAGAATAATGGAATCGGAATTAACTAAGATTGCATTAGTACATCTATATACTCAAGGCTTTGAAGGAGAGAGTTTAACTAATTTTGAAATTAAATTAACTACACCTTCTATCATATTTGAACAGGAAAAGGTTGCTCTTATGAAAGAGAAGATTGATTTAGCTGCTCAAATGAAAGATTCTAAATTATTTTCTACTGACTATATTTACGAAAATATATTCGATATGTCTGAAGATAAGTACATGGAAATGAGAGACCTTATGGTAGAGGATGAGAAACGTAAATTTAGAAGAACTCAAATAGAAGCAGAAGGAAACGACCCAGCTTCTTCTGGAGTTACATACGGTACTCCTCATGATTTAGCATCTATGTACGGTAGAAGAGCTACATCAACTCCAAAAGGAGGCGATAAAACAGATTTACCTATAGGATACTCAGAATGGGGACAGCCAGGTCCAGAAGGCGGAAGACCTAGAGAAAGAGCATCAGTATACGGAACCACAGCAGGATTAGGAGGTAGAGATCCTTTAGGTTCTCATGGTTTAAAAGGAGGCTACCCTAGCGACGGAGAAAATGTTAACGAAAATACTATAGCAAAGAATATTTTAGCTAAAAATGAAGATTTGTTAAAGAAGATAGTATTTACAAAAAATAGTGACGAGGACAAAGAAGGGCTACTAAACGAAGATCAAATTAAAGATTTAGGTAAGTAGTGCATATTTATATATAGTAAACGTATAAGATGAAGATAAAGCATTCGAAGTATAGAAATACTGGACTGATATTTGAATTATTAGTAAAGCAAATAGCGGCTGATACTCTAAATAGAGAACAGTCACCGGCTGTTAGTATTCTAAAGGAATTCTACGCATCCAAAAATTCTTTAGCAAAAGAATATAAACTCTACGATTTAGTAACTAAATCTAAAGGAGTATCTCAAAAGCGAGCAGAAGCAATAGTATCCACAATTACAGAGGTATCAAGAAAGCTAAATCAAGATGCTCTTAAAAATCAGAAGTATAAATTAATTTCTGAGATAAAGAAGCATTATGACTTAGATGAATTTTTTAGTATTCAAGTTAGAGACTATAAAGCTTTAGCTTCTATGTACTGCTTATTGGAAGCACAGAATAATGAAGAACTAGTAGACCCAAAATATTTAGTAGATAATAAAGTGACTCTATTAGAACACTTAACAGATAAATCTCAAAACTCAAATGACGTAAAGGATACTTTAATAGAAGAGTATTCTAAATACGATAAAGATTTAAAATTACTTACATTTAAAATACTGTTAGAAAAGTTTAATAATACATATAAAGACTTACTTCCAGAACAAAAAAATATACTTAAAGAATTTATTACATCAGTTAATTCTAAGAAACGTCTACATAATATAGTAAACGAAGAATTAAAGAAGATAAATTCAGAAGTTAATAAACTTACTTCTAAGGTGACTGATGAAGTAGTAAAAATAAAATTAGAAGAAGTAGCTAGATCTATAAAGGCAGTAAAGAATACTGAAAAGATCGATGATACTCACTTAGTTAACTTAATGCAATTTTACGACTTAGTGAATGAATTAAAAACACTGTAATGAAGAAATCAGAAGCAGTATCGTTTATTAAAGAAGTAATGAAGGAGCTAGATGAAGCAAATGTAACTGGAGGAACAGCAACGTTTACACCAGGAACAGGAGCACAATATGCTACTCCTTTTGCTTTTGGTAAAGGCAATAGAGCTAAAAAGGCATTAAAGAAATTAGGATATAAACAGGTTAACCGTCCTTAACGGTCTTAAAATAACAAATTAGTTGACTACTTATGAGAACAGCAACAGAAAAATATCACGCGGTACTAGAAGGTAAACTTCAAGAAGCAGAATTTGTCCGTCAAATGAGACAAGCATATCCGCAATTTATCACCCAGTGGAACGGATATAAAGATTCAATATCTATACTTAAACAAAAAAACCTTATTTTTGAAAAGAAAGAAGCAACAGTAAAAGATATTGATGTAATTGCAGATCAATTTCCTCTTAATACAATAGAAAGAGGTATTGATATGGAATTAGAAGCTAAGGGTATAGATTCAACAGGAAATGTATCTAAAGAAGATTATATGAAAGCTAGGGTTAAGGTAATAGCTAACCTCCAGAAAGATGCTAATCATTATATTAATCTAGTTGCTGGAGAATCAGCTAAAGTAGATAAGCATGATAAAATGGTTGAGCCTAAAAAAGGTAATGAAGTAGATGTTCACAATGGACTTAAGAAAGCTGATTTAAAAGAAAATTATACTAAACCAGTAAACGAATACGATCAAACAGACGCAGTAGCTGACTACATTAAAGATTATTATAGAAATCCAAAAACTGGTAAGAGTCTAATTGATGATGAAATCATTAGCGACTTTTATAAGACTCACCCTGAATGGGAAGAACAAGCAGATGGCTCTGAACAAGGTATGCAAGACGTACTAGATAACTTTCAAGAGTTTTTATCAGTAAATTACGAATCAGGAGTTGATTATATGCAAGAAAAAGTTGCTAAGTCTGCAGAAGATGTTATTGACCCAGCAGACTATGGAGCAATAGGCCAAGGATACTTAAAAGGATTTAATAAACCTCATTCACTAGATGCAGATCAATTAGAAACTTTAGGTAGAAAAATAGTTGATAGTCTCCATAAAGGAGATTTTGATGCTGCTAAAGCTAAGTTTGTAGCAGAGGCAATGTCTGATGATGAAATGAAAAAGATTGCTAAATACGGTAAAGATACTGATATGTCAGCAATTGATAATCTTTATAAGTTAGGACAGAAGTTTACTACTGATTTTGATTACGAAGGAATGTTAAAAGCAGGAACGAGAGTAAGACTAAATACTCCTGTTGACCAACTACAACAATTATTTGATTCATTTGAAGATGTTAATTACCATAGAGAAGGAGAATTTCTTTCTTATGCAATAGATGCTATAAAAGAAAAAGATAAAGCAGCAGCTTTAAATTATATTAAAGATTTTAAAAAAGCTTGTAAGAAAACACTTGAATCATTTAATGAAGGCGCTTCTAAAGTTAGAAAGCAACTTGAAGAAGTTGAAGAAGTAATTAACGAAAGAGTAGGTAGCTTGCAAGAGTTTATTGCTCTTATTAAAGACAGAGCTGAAGAAAACGGTACTACAGAAAGAGAAGAAGCAGAAGAGGTAATGTACGCTATAGGAGATCATTACAACATTGGTGTTGATATTATGAAAGGTCCTTGGGATGACGACAATGGAGTAAACGAAGGTAGACGTAGAAAGACTCAAGGAGGTAAAGTAGTAACTGAAAATGACTACGAAACTGGAGGGTATGTAGAAAGCATGGGTCCTTTATTTGATAAAGGCGTTAATATGTTAATTAAAGCTTGGGAAGAGTGGAAAATGGGGCCAATGACAGAGCCTGGAATGATAGAGTTTGCTAAAAAAGACGTACTAAGTTACTTAGAAACTCAATTTATGGTTGAGAATTTAGAAGAAAAGAAAGGTACAGATCACGACGATGACGGAGATATAGATAAAGAAGACTATATGGCCAGTAAAGATGCTGCTATTAAAAAAGCAATGGGTAAGGAGAAGATAGTTAAGGAAAATATTAAATCTATAATTCTTAAGGTATTAGAAGAAGGTGTAATAAATGAAGCTGCAACAAATGCATTAGCGGAATTCTCTGAAACATACGGAGGGTACGAAGGTATGAAACAAGCTATTATATCACTACAGGATGTTGTAACTGATATTGAATCTTATTACGATAAAACTAGAACTAAGATACAGAAAGTATACGATACTTTAGGGGATATTAGAAATGAAGAAGGATTAAAAGTAGGAGGCTTTTTAGCACCAGCAATCGAACAAGCATTCAATAAAGATTTAAGACCAGCTGTTAAAGGAGGATTTACTAAAGGATTAAACCAACCTAAAGTTAGAGTAATATCTCAAGCAGACATAGATGCTCATAACTCAGGTGCAAATCCTCTAGGAGAAGAGGAAAAACAAAACGTATTCAGCCCAAATACAATAAACGGAGCATTATAATTAATATAATATAACTATGGCACAACTACTAGTAGATATTACACCATTTAAATCAATTCTTAGAGAATCTAAGGAAAGACCCGGTGTATACGAAGTCGAAGGGGTAATGCAAAGAGCAGTATCTAAAAATCAAAACGGACGTACATATAGTAAGCCTATTTTAGAAAGAGAATCAGCTAAATACATAAAAGAGTTTGTAGAGAATGGTAATGCCTTTGGAGAACTTGATCACCCTGAGTCTCCTATTGTCTCTCTTAAGAACGCATCTCATATAGTAAAAGACTTATGGTGGAAAGGAAACGATCTTATGGGACGTGTAGAACTACTAAATACTCCTTCCGGAAACATCGTAAAAGAAATTATAAAAGCAGGACACACAATCGGTATTTCATCTAGAGGTACTGGATCAGTTCAACAAACAAATGAAGGTACTTTAGAAGTTCAAGACGATTTTGAATTAGTATGTTGGGATTTTGTTTCAAATCCTTCAACTCATGGAGCATTTATGAACCCAGTAGCCTTATCAGAAGGTAAAATAAAAGTATCTAAATTTCATAACTTAGATTGCATTATAAACGACATACTAAGAGCATAATGGAAAATAGTTTTAACTTAAGAAAATTCTTATCTGAAAATAAATTAACTACTAACAGTAGGGTATTAGCAGAAACTGAAATATTAAAAGAAAGCGATGAAAACCAATTAGGAGCAGAACTTGCAAAAGCAATGGAAGCTGAATTTGGTAAAGACGGAGAAAATGTAAACGAAGTCATTACTACTGTAGGTATACTCTCTTGGGCATTAGCTTCTAATACAGTTCTTGATATCTTAGGTAAGTATGCAGCAAAAGGATTTAGAAAAGCAGGCTTAGAAAAAGCAGCAGATAAAGCAGAAGCAGTACATAAGTGGGCACATAACAATGAAGTCAATATAGTTAAAGCAATTGCAGGTTTCTTAAAGCCTTTCGTTAAAGATGAGAAAAAAAGACAATTAGTTGCTAAAGGTTTATTTATTGCAATGTTAGCAGGACTTGGAGTCAAAGCAGGAGTTGGAGCACTAAATGCACTAAGAGGTGCAAATGTAGCCACAGCAACCATCTCAGCAGTTAAAGCAGCATTAAAAGGAAGAGACATAGCTGTTGTTGCAGGAGAAATAGCAGGTGCCGTTGCAGCATCAACGTAAGACAAAACTTTTATTTCGTTTTTCTAAAAAAGTATATATTTATATAAGAATATACAGTCCCTTATACTGTATCTAATACACATATATTTCCTATTGTAGTTCTCAATAACTACAGAAATCAAACTAACAAATTTAAAAATGGCAAACAAAGATTTATTCAAGCAAGCTATTGCTGAAGCTAAATCTGTAAGAGAAGCTGCTATTGCTAACGCTAAAGAAGCTTTAGAAGAGTCTTTAACTCCTCATCTAAAAGATATGTTAGCTGCTAAACTTCAAGAGATGGATGATTCATCTAACGAAGAAGAAGTAGTTAAAGAATCTGAAGATGATGTAGAAGAAGTAACTACTGAAGCAACAGAAGAAGAAGCAATGGAAGGAACTTACAGTGAAGAAGAAGCAATGGAAGAAGCTGAGGATGATGCAGAAGAAGCTGCAGACGAAGCGGAAGAAGAAGAAGTTGCATCTGAAGATGAGCCAGCAGACGACGAAGATCTATCTGATCTTTCAGTAGAAGATTTTAAAGACCTAATTAGAGATATCATTAGCCAAGAAATGGGTGGTGATGCTGAAGATATGGGACCTGAAGTTGGAGCTGATATGGACGCTGGAGCAGAATTAGAAGAACCAGGCGAAGGGGAACCAATGGCTGGAGAAGAAGGTGACGAAGAGATTGACTTAGACGAACTATTAGCAGAACTAGACGAACTATCAGAAGGCGAAAGTGAAGATGATATGGAAGAAGGTAAAAAAGAAGAA